CCTAAATCTCAGCATGGTGGTGATAGAGAAATTCATGTGCTAGAAGTTAAGATGAGAGTCATTCAATTTTATGCTGAACTAATAAGTAGAACCTTATGTAGGTTAATACCATCAGACACTTTAACTCATCCTCATGAGAAAGAAAATTTTGTATCTAAGCATTATAGAGATGCTCAAGAAACCTTAGGAGATAAGATATTTACTCTAGGAAAGTCAGCTGATGCAACAAAGTGGTGCCAAAGAAATGACTCTTCAAAGTTTGCTGCCATTGTAGTCCCATTTCTTCCTGATATTTTGAAGGGATTCTTCTTGCATGTTATGTATTTATGGAAGCTCAAAAGGATTTCTTTTCCTATCCAGTTTGCTGCCAATTTCCAGCACAATATTAACACCAAATCTAATGTTGTATATGAACGCATGAGAGATGAATTCAAACAAGGCTCTGGAATATTTACGCAAGCACAGAGCAATAAGATAAGCATTAGATCAGGGATGATGCAGGGCATCTTGCACTATACTAGCTCCTTCACTCATGCTTTGATTCAAGAAGTAATGAAAAAAATGCAATTAGATTATCTTAAGAAAAAGAAAATATCAGCACACATATCAGTTGTTCAAGGAAGTGATGACTCTGCTGAAATGATTAGTATGAAAGGTCCAATAACTTTAAACAAGATGAGATTAGCTACTACCATGTTGCATTGGAAGGAAGAAGTAGCAAAGTTTTTTTCAATCTACACTAGCCGTGCTAAATCAGCTATTGGTACTTTAGACTTAGTAGAATATAACTCTGAATGGATGATAAGAACCAATGTCATAAAACCTACATTTAGATGGGTCTCTGCCTGTATGGAAACAACAGTAAAGAAAGATTCATAGACAGAGTCAGAATCAATTATAATGTTAGTAGTCAAGTATTAGAAGGGGGAGGGAAGATACTAGAAGTTGCTATGGTACAACTATGTCAAGCATGGATGCACTATATGTTGTTAGGCATTCATGTTAGCAAGTTAAGTAAGGAGGTAGCTGCTAAGATGATAGAGATAAAAGATCCTGCTTTAGGATTTTACCCTTTAGATTCTGACTTTTCAGCAGGAATTACAGGTGTTGATTTCCAACTACATAAACTCTTCAGAGACACAGAATATGGCAGAGGATTAACCTTCCACAATATACATGAGACTGACATACGACTAGAGGAAGAAGAACCTGTTGATAATTCTGTTTCTAAGTCATTGAGGTCAGTCTTAGTCAAATTTTCAGATGCTAAGTTGTGGAAGGATCAGCTGAGACGAATGGAAGTGCCAGAATTAGAAAGTTTAATAGAAGAAGTAGAAAAGAACCCATACTTAATTTATGCTGGACATAAAAACTGGAGAGAGGCAAAATATGGAATATTTCTTAAAATGTTTCAGCCTGGTGTTAAGGAGTCAATCAGTAGACATAGCGCTGCTGCTAGATTAATGTCTGCATCAGCATATATGATAAGTAGACCTTGTATAACAATGTTTATTGGGGAGGCTAGG